ATTTCAATTACTATACTTAACTTTCCTTTATCGACGTGTATAGTCGACGGCCTAGAGACGGTATTGGAATAACTAGGAGAACATACTATGGCAAATACAACCTTTACAGGACCAGTGGTATCACTTGGTGGATTCATCGGTGGACCAAACCCTAATGCACAAAAACAAAAACAAACTGACACAGAGCAAGGTGGCAATGTAATTTATTCAGTAACTAATGTTACTACACTTACAATTGCAACTGGATCATATGCAGGTACAAAATTACTTGCAGTAGATAATCAAGGCGCTATGGTGTATGTAAAAAATCTTACAGCATCTAACGTATCTGGTTACACATTTTCTAACGGAACAACTTGGAAGCAATTAAATTCTCCAGGTACTAACGTTGTTGGTGGTTAATTAATAATTTTTAAGAGCTCCTTCGGGGGCTCTTAATATAAGGAGAAAAAAATGAGTTTTAAAAGTGATATACAAGCTACAAGATTTACAGCATCTACGAGCACTGTAATTATTGCACCATCTGTTCGTTTAAGAGGAATGATTGTTGCATCAAATGGTTCTGGTGTTGGTATTGTGAAATTGACTACTACAAGTCAAGCAGGTCAAAATTTAATGACAGTAGACATTCCAAATGGAGATGTAATCAGTGTATATATTCCTGAAGATGGAATTCCTTTTCCAAAAGGAGTTTACGTTTCAACAATGACGAATGTAAGAGCTGTTACATTATTAACTGATAAATATTCTGGACCAGGATTAACAGCAGGTAATCCGTCAACATAGGAGTTTTAAATGGGAACTTCTGGAACAAATGTCTTTGAAAAGACATTTTACATAGATGATATTATAAAAGAATCTTATGAGAGGATTGGTTTTCCAGCTCCAAGATCCGGGTTTGATTTATCTTCAGCCAGACGTTCATTAAACATTATGTTCCAAGAATGGTCCAATAGAGGACTTCATTATTGGGAGATTAAATTAAATAATATTTCTTGTGTTCAAGGACAAAGTTTATATACAATTTACCGTTCGCCTACGGACGGTACTTCTGATGGTACCCTTAGCACATTATCTGCAACTATAAATGCATCAGTTACAACTATTCCTGTAGTTTCATCATGGCAGTTTCCAACATCAGGAACTTTATTAATTGGATCTGAACAAATAACTTACACAGGTCGTAATACTACTGATATGACTTTAACAGGTTGTACAAGAGGTGCTAATGGCACAATTGCAGCTTCTCATACTATTAATACAAATGTTTATGATTATAATTCTATTACTTATGGAATAGATGATATGTATGAAGCTGCTTATAGAATAACAAATCAAAACCCAGTATCTGATTTTCCTTTAACAAAAATTAATAGATCTATTTACCAATCATTTTCTAATAAATTTTCACAAGGTCAGCCTACACAAATATTTGTACAAAGATTTATAGATAGAATTACTTTTAATTTATATTTAACTCCTGGATCAAACCAAGTTAATAATTTAATTCATTATTACTATGCAAGTAGAATTCAAGATGTAGGAGCTTACCAAAATATAACTGATGTTCCTTATAGATTTGTTCCATGTATGTGTGCGGGACTTGCTTATTATTTATCAATTAAATTTGTTCCACAAAGAGCACAAGAATTAAAATTATTATACGAAGATGAGTTTAAGAGAGCTTTAGAACAAGATGGTTCTCCTTCTAGCTCATTTATTACACCTAAAACTTATTACCCTAGCATGTAATTATGACTAATCTTTCAAAAGGAAAATACGCCTGGTCATTATCAGATCGATCTGGTCAAAGATTTAAATATTCTGAAATGGTTACAGAATGGAATGGCGCAAGAGTTCATATTTCTGAATACGAACCGAAACATCCACAATTGCAACCTAAACCACATGCAACAGATCCTCAAGGATTACCAAATGCAAGACCAGATAGACAAGAGCCAGCTGTTATTATTGCATTAGAGCCTGATCCATTCACAACAATTAAATATTCAGGGAACACGTATATAAATGTTTTTTCTCAAAATCACGGAAGACAAACAGGACAAACTGTAAGATTCAGAGGACCACCAAATGTTATTATGGTAGGATATCCAACTAATGAAAATGAGTTTGAACCAATACTTCCATTTGATGGTGTAACTGATATAGATAATCCAAGTGGGTTTACAATTACAGTTGGTAGATTAAGTCCAACTGGACTTGTTAGTGATACATTAAATTATTTTTATTTCAGAAGCACAAGTTCTGCAATAAATGGAAACGTAGCTGGTGGTGGAGCTCAAAACTCTGCAGGTCCAGTAACTTTAAAGGCTTAATATGACATATAATGAATTAGTTGCAAAAATTAGAAGTTACACAGAAGTGGATTCAAATGTATTAACATCTACTGTTGTAGATGGTTTTATTTCTGATGCTGAATTTAGAATTTTAAGAGACGTAGATTCCGATAATAATAGAAAATATGCAACAACTACTTTTATAGTAAATCAAAAATTTTTAACTTTACCTGATAATTTATTAGTTATTAGATCAGCTGAAATTACAGCGGGAGCTAGTGAAAAGACCTTTTTACAGGTAAGAGATGTATCTTTTATAGATGAATATAATCAAACAAATACATCAGGAACCCCTAAATATTATGCAAACTGGAATGAAAGTATCATAGTTTTAGCTCCTACACCTGATCAAAATTACACAATTGAAGTAAATTATATCTTGAAACCAACTGGATTATCGGCTACAAATCAAAATACATATTTAAGTCAGCAATTTCCCAATGGCTTATTATATGCTTGCCTTGTTGAGGCTTATGGATTTCTAAAAGGTCCAAATGACTTGTTGCAATATTATGAAGGAAGATATAAACAAGCCATTGAAGGATTCTCATTAGAACAAATGGGAAGAAGACGAACTGACGAGTATCTTCAAGGAGAGCCTCGCATTAGTCGAAAACAACAATAATTAAGGAGATAAAACATGGCAATTACACAAGCGTTACCAAATAGTTTTAAAAAACAACTATTGGATGCAAGCCAAGATTTTAAAACATTAGGCTCAGGCGGTGATGTTTTCAAATTGGCATTGTATGTATCAACTGCTACTTTAAGTGCAGCTACAACTTCATTCACTACAAGTGGACAAGTTAGTAATACTGGAACTTATACATCAGGTGGAAAAAAATTAGTAAACTCTGGAACTTCAGTTGTATCAACTGTTGCTTTCACAAATTTTTCTGATTTATCTTTCACAGGCGTTACTTTAACAGCTAGAGGAGCTTTAATTTATAATACTTCATTTTCTAATGCTGCAGTTGCAGTATTAAATTTTGGAGCAGATAAAACAGCTACTTCAGGAACGTTTACAATTCAGTTCCCGGCATTTACAAGTTCAGCGGCGATTATCAGAATCTCTTAATAGGAGTTTAGCCCATGGCTATAGTTACGGGTTGGGGTAGAGGTACCTGGGGACAAAGTGCCTGGGGTGCTGGTATACCTGTTCCTGTAACGGGTCAGTCTTTAGCTTCTTCTCTTAATAGTGTTACTGTTAAATTAAATACTCCTGCAAATGTAACAGGACAACAGTTAACAACTGCTCAAGGAAGTGTTTCTGTAAAAGCAAATGCTAATGCTCAATTAGTTGGTGATGAAAGTGTAAGATTAGTTACAACTTTATCTTCTGTTACTACGAAAGGTACAGCAACTGTTCCTTTAACAGGTCAATCTTTAACTTCTTCTTTAAATAGTGTTGTAGCAAAATCAAATGTAACTGTTTCTGTAACTGGTCAAAATTTAACTCTAGTTCAAAATTCTGTAAATATACTTACAACAACAGTTGGTTTAGCAACTGGTCAATTAATAACTCATCAATTAGGTGAATTAGATGCTGGTCCTGATGCTACAGTTAGTGGTGAACAAATTCCATTATATGTAGGTGATGTAAATATAAAAGGAACTGGAAATTTAAATGTTACAGGGCAAAGTTTAACCACAAATTTAAATTCTGTATCTGTAGAATTAAATACACCTGTAAATATAACAGGACAACAGTTAACAACATCATTAAATTCTGTAAATGCTTCTATAGATGTTTCTGTTCCAGTAACGGATGGTTTATTAACATTAAGTTTACTTCCTTTATTAAATACTACACTACATGATTCAATGACAACGTACGATACAAGTGCGTTTGTTAATGATTTAACTGTTTATGAAAGAATACCAACTTCTGGATATGCTAAAATTCAAAATGAATATGTATTTTACACCTCTAAATCAATTTACACATTTGATGCAGATACATTTATATTAGAAAATTTAACAAGAGGAGTAAATGGGACGACTGCTTCTACTCATCCAGTAGGTGCCCCTGTTACTTTAGAAGAGGTTGTTTTTGTAAGTGCAAATGTTAATACAAATATAACTGGGCAACAGTTAAGTTTAGCTGAAGGATCTGTAAGTGTAAAAGGAACTGCAAATGTACCATTAACTGGTCAACAATTAATATTAACTGAAAATTCAGTATCTATAGCTTTAGGTGTAAAAGTACCTGTAACTGGTCAACAACTTACTTTGACTGAAGGTCAAGTAGATGCTAATCCAGATGCTGAAGTAACTGGTCAACAATTAACTTTAACTGAAGGTTCAGTTGGAATTAAAGCAGATGCTAATGCAACTGCAACAGGATTAACTTTAAATTTAAGTTTAGGTAGCGTTACAGCTGTACCTAATACTATTGTTAAACCAACGGGTCAAAATTTAACAACTTTTGAAGGAAGTGTTGTAATTTCAGCAAATGCTAGTGTTAATTTAACAGGTAATTTATTAACAGGTACAACAGGGCAATTATATGTAACAGCCTGGGCTGCCGTAGACACAGGGTTGCCTTCTACTTGGACACCTGTTAATACTGCTGCTTAAATGATTATTGACATAAATGCTTAAATAATTTAAAAATTAAAAACAAAGGAATTTTAAAATGGCTTCTACTTATACTACAACACTAGCCCTTCAATTAATGGCAACTGGCGAAAATGCTGGTACATGGGGTTCAATTACAAACACAAACTTAACAGTTGTTCAACAAGCAATCGTTGGATATCAAGACGTCTCAATTGCAGGTGGCGCTCAAACTACTGCTCTTGTAGTAACTCAAAATGCATTATCAAATGCTAAAAACGCTGTTTTAAAATTTACAGGGACAATTACAGGAAACCAAATTGTAACAGTTCCAAATGGAATTACTAAAACATGGATTGTATCAAATGGAACAACTGGTGCATTTACAGTTACATTTAAATATGCATCAACTGGAACAGGAATAACTTGGTCTACAACTGATAAAGCAATTAAAATTTTATACGCAGATGGAACAGATATTAGAACAGTAGATTTATCTACATTATCTGGAACAGTAGGTGCTGCTCAAATTACAACTTCAACAATCACAACTACTCAACTAGCAGCGGGTGCTGTTCTTGGTAATAATATTGCAGCCTCAACAATTACTGCATCTAAACTTGCAGCTAACTCTGTTGTTGCAAATAATATTGTTACTTCAACTATTACACAATCTAAACTTGCAGCTAACTCTGTAGGAGCAAATCAGTTAATAAACACTGCAGTTACTCCAGGATCTTATACATCTGCTTCAATTACAGTTGATGCTGATGGTCGTCTTACTGCAGCCTCATCTGGAACAGGTGGTGGAGCTGGAGCTGGTGTTTTAAAACTTTTTGCAACAGGACCTTCATCGGGTACATTTACTGCAGCACCTACAGCAAATAGACTTTTAGTTTTTGCTGCTGGAGGTGGAGCAGGTGGAGGTGCAGCACCAGCATTAGGACCTGCACGAGCTCAAGATGGTGCTAATGGTGGATTTGGATATTTTAATGCCCCTGTAACTGCTCCGTATAGTGCTCCTTACGCAGTTGGTGGAATAGGTAATAGTGCTACAAATGCAGGACAAACTGGAAACGCAGGTGGAGCAACTACACTAGGAAACATTGTCGCTGCAAACGGAGGTGGACCGGGCCCAGCTCCTACAACTGGATCACCAGGAAATGCTCCATTAGCAAATATAACTTTTACTAAAGGGAACTCTGCTTTTTTTGATGGTCCTTTGCAACAGTCTGTTGGAGGAGGAGGTTGTAGTCCAATAACATTAAGTTTAAATTATAGTTATGGTTCTGGAAGAGTAGTAAATGGGCCAGGCCCAATTGCATTTCCTGCTACGGGTGGTGTTTTGATAGTATACGATAACAGCGGAACTTAAAAATGGCATATTTTATTTTTTTAAATGATCAAACGCAAGCTTCTTTATATAGAATAGCTGAAAATCAAAATGATTTAAATAGCTTAAATATAAATAAAAATTTTTATAAAATAATAGAAGACACTCAAAGTAATTTTGAAAGTTTAAAATATGGAACAAAACAAGTTATTAAATATGAAAATAACAATATTGTTTATGAAAATGTTTCTATTTTTTTTAATAATAAAGAATCATTAAAAGATTACATAAATTGCACAAAAGATAATTTAAAATTATTTTTAAATAATAATACTACACATATTAAATATAATGATTTAAACAATTATTATAATCAATTAAATTCTTTAGATTTAAATAATATTACATATCCTTTAAATATTTCTTTAGAGCAATATTTTAAAGACCAAAACCAACCTTCTTTTCATCCTTTACAAATACCTTAAAATTTATTATAAATTTTAAATGTTTGATAAAGATATAGAGTTCAGTGCTCATGAAGATTATTTTGCATTAAAAGAAGATTATCCAACCCCTATAAAATTAAATATACCAGATTGGTATAAAAAATTAGATCATACTATTTTAAATAAAACAGTGAAAGGGTGTATGCCTTTTTTAGATACTCTGACATCTGGATATTTATTAAAAACACCACAAGATTTTAATGTAAGACATAATGTTGATAATAAAGACGAAAAAGGAGAAGAATTTAAAGATTCTTTTCAAACTTTTGGTCTACATGACTATTCTCCAATATTACATGCTAAAAATATAAATTTAAATTCATCATTGGATACTCATCCAATAAAGCAATTAGAAGGATCTCCTTTAATAGAAAAAAATAAAAATTTACCATTTTACAAAATATTAAACCCATGGAAAATTAAAACACCAAAAGGGTACTCTTGTTTATTTGTATCACCATTAAACAATTCAGACGACAGGTTTTCAATTATACCTGGAATAGTGGATACAGACGCTTTTCCAAATGAAATAAATTTTCCAATTGTTATTAATGGAGATAAATATCCTATTTTAGATACAACAATTAAAAAAGGAACTCCTTATGTTCAAATAATACCTTTTAAAAGAGACTCTTGGAAAATGACATTAAGGCCAAGAAAACAAAAAGACATACAAAATTCTAGACTTTTCTACGGATTAAGATTATTAAATATCTATAAAGATAAATATTGGAATAAGAAATCATGGAAATAAAAAATTTTATAAAAATATATGATGAAGTCTTACCTTGGAAAACATTATCTAATTTAATTCGTTTTGCAAACATTTCAAATTTTATAGAAGCACAAGTGGGTAATGGTAATAAAACAGACTTTAATGTAAGAAGAACATATACTTTACCATTATCTAATTTACACAATTCTATTTCTAATGTTCATTGGTTTAATTTATTACATAATTTTTTTAGAAAAAAATTAAATCAATATAAATCTGATGTTAATATTATAGATTACGAATATAAAGATATTTTTGATATTGAGATTTTAAAATATGAAAACACTGGTTTTTACACTTGGCATGTAGATCATTTTGCAGCAATTCCAAGAACAATGAGTTGTATATTATTATTAAACAATGATTATGAAGGGGGAAATATTTGTTTTAGAAATCCAGACGGAAGTGGTGAATGGGAAGTAGAAGTTAAACCAAATAGAATGATCATTTGGCCAAGTAATTTTTTATATCCACATACAGTTAAACCAGTAACTAAAGGAACAAGGTATTCAGTTGTAGCATGGGCACTTTAAATTATAAAATAATAGATAATTTTTTAGAAAAAGATGATTTTAAAAAATTTCAAGATGAGATTTTTAATATAAATAATACACCTTGGTTTTATAGAGAAAGTCAAACCTGTGAAAATTTTGAAGATTTAAATGATATAGGTTACTTTTCATTAGGTTTTTTTTATAACCTACATAATGATTTTAATAATTATAATTATTTTCTTTATAAAATATATGAAAAATTAGGATGTAAGGCATTAATTCAATCTAGAGCAAATTTATTTTTAAAACAAAATAATGTTGGGAAATTATATTTTCATACTGATTTTAATTTTGAATGTAAAACTGCTATTTTTTATCTTAATACAAACAATGGAGGAACAATTTTAGACGAAAATAAAAAAATAAAAATTGATAATATAGAAAACAGAATGTTAATATTTGACTCTAGTATTAGGCACTGTACTTTATTACAATCGGACGTTAAAAGAAGAATTATTATAAACATCAATTATTTTTAATATGGAAAACATTAAAGAATTTAAATATAAATTAATTAAAAATTTTTTAACTAAAGAAGAAATTAAATTATTAACTGATTATTGTAGAATGAAACATAGAGTTAATTTTGATTCTTTTGATTTTACTCAAAATAATAATGGAGATACGTATTTCTATGGTGATCCATTAATGGAATCTTTAATGATTAATAAATTAGAATTGATGCAAAAAGAAACAGGTTTAGAATTATTGTGTACTTATGCATTTTGGAGAATGTATACTTTAAACGCAGAGTTAGAAAAACACAAAGATAGGCCAGCTTGTGAAATAAGTGTTACAGTGATGATTGCGTCTGATGGAACTAAGTGGCCTATATTTATGAATGGTACTGAAATAAATATGGAGCCAGGAGATGCTGCAGTATATTTAGGATGTGAAGTAGAACATTGGAGAGAAGAATTTAAAGGAGATTGGCATGCTCAAACTTTTTTACATTATGTTGATAAAAACGGATCTAACAAAGAGTGGTTTAAAGATAAAAGATTATTATATGGTACTTCGAAATGAATTTTGATTTAAAAGTAAAAGAAATTCAAAAAGAAACTTTTATTTTGATTGGAAAAATAAATAATCAAACAATTATTAATAACTTAGTAGCTGATATTAAAAATAAAAAAGATAAAGATTTAAGTTATAAAACAAATGTAAAAGGACATTTTACAGGTTTTAAATCTTTATTAGATAATATAGATTTTAAAAATTTTTTAATTTCAATAAATAAAGAAATAAACATTATTTATCAAAAAAATTTTAAAGTTGTAGATGCATGGGGAAATATACTTAAAATTGGAGATGAAGTAGTTCCACATACACATGGAGGAACTGAAGCTTTTAGTGGATTGTTATATTTATCAGATAAAGGACCTGGGACTTATTTTAAAGAATATGATTTATTAATAACAGAAGAAATTGGAAAATTTGTTTTATTTAGCTCTATGTTATTACATGGTGTTTCAAAAATAGAAGAGAATATTGAAAGAATAACACTTTCATTTAATTGTAATCAACTGAAAGATTGGGAAGATAATTCTAAATTAGAGTGGGTAAATAAAAATGATATTTAAACAATACGAAAACGGATCTTGTGATATAGAGTTTTCTAAAGAAGAAATTCAAATATTGAATAAAAGAGGGAAATTACATTTATCAGAAGAATTTTTAAAACATTTCACAAATACCCTTGTAAAAATTTGTATGGATTTTAATTTTAAAGATGAAATTAATCAAAAATTAACAACCGCAAATGATAAAATAGAGGGTAAATGAAATCAGAATTTTTTAATAGTTGTATTTCAGTTGAAGAAGATATTTCTTGGTTAAATTCTTTAAGTAATTTTTCAAATAAATATATAACCGAGGCAATAGAAAATAATAAAAAAAATTTTATAAATAATAAAGATTTTGGATTATCCCATCATTCAACTCCTTTAACAAATGATGTTAATTTTTTAAGTTTTATAAAATTTATTTGTAAAAAATCTCATAAATTTTTAGATGATCAGGGCTATGATTTAGAAAATTATTTATTAGTTATCAAAGATTTGTGGGTACAAGAATTTTCAAAAGATGGTGGAGGACACCATAGTACACATACACATTCAAATGGTCATGTTTCAGGTTTTTATTTTTTAAAATGTTCACCTAAAACATCATATCCTATTTTCCATGATCCAAGACCTGGAAAAATGATGATTCAATTACCAGAAAAAGATGTAAAAAAAATAACGGATGCCTCTGAAAAAATACCTTGTTCACCAAAACCAGGGACATTTGTATTGTTTAATTCATATTTAGGTCATGAGTTTTCAGTGGATCATGGAATAGAGCCATTTAGATTTATACATTTTAACATACAAGCCGTTCCTAAAGAATTAATAAATAACGACATAAAACGTATTTCATCTTAGTAAAATATAAGGTATAAGAACCTTTATGCCTTTAAAAAAGATACCCATTAAACCTGGATTTAATAAACAAGAAACCGCTACAGCTGCTGAAGGGCAGTGGATAGACGGTGATTATGTGCGCTTTCGTTATGGATATCCTGAAAAAATAGGTGGATGGCAAGAATTATTAGGAGATAAATTAGCAGGCGTTGCTCGTGCCCAGCTAACATGGACTGATTTAGATGGAAACACATATGCAGCAATTGGAACAAATAAAGTATTAGTTATTTATTTTGGTGGCGCTTATTACGATATTACTCCACTTGGAACAGCTCTAACGGGTTGTACTTATACATCAACAACGGGATCTGCAACTGTAACTATTAATAAAACATCACATAATTTATCAGTTGGTGATTATATTATATTTACAAGTGTAACAACTCCAGGACCTACTACTACAAGTTTTACTGCATTTGATTTTACGAACAATGCATTTGAAGTTAAAACAGTTCCAACTTCAGGTACATTTACAGTTACAATGCCTAGTACAGAAACAGGAACTGGTGTTACTGGTGGAGGATCTTTAATTACAACTCCATATATATTTGTGGGTCCTATCAGTCAAACAATCGGTTATGGTTTTGGAACAGGTATTTACGGTGGAACAAGTACTCCTACTATACAAAATCAATTAAATGGAGCGCTTAATAGTTCTGCAACTACTGTTGTTGTAGATTCAACTTCAGCTTTTCCGTCATCTGGATCTATAAAAATTGATAGTGAAATAATTACTTATACTGGGAAAACGGCTACTGATTTTACAGGTTGTGTGAGAGGAACTGGCGGAACTACTGCAGCATCTCATTTAGATAATGCTGTTGTAGTAAATAGCACTAATTGGATTGCATGGGGTGAAGCATCAGCATCACCAACAGTTGTATTGTCACCTGCAAACTGGTCATTAGATAATTTTGGACAAATATTAATTGCAACAGTTAAGAATGGAAA